GTGTCGCTCAGTAATGACTTTTTTGCGTCCTCTGGCAAAGCAAAGTTCACAATAGGGTCTGTTGCACCTTTGGCACGAATCGGTAATTGGGCAAATTCGCCAATCATCGCTTCGCCTACCTTCGTCCATGCGGTCTTATGCTGAGTTTCAATCTCAGGTGTCCACTTGACTTCTCCTGCAGGAGTTTCCTCTGCAGGTGCTTCCGGCATTTTGATCTTACCTTTAAGGTCTGTGAGTTTCGCCTTTGCTTTCGCTCCCTCTGCGGTCACGCCAATAAGGTTTACCTCATAATCAGCTTTATTTTGGTCAAGCTGCTCTTGGGTGAGATCGCCAGCCTCTACCTTTTTAGGATCAATTTTTGAAGGGTCCACACTGAATTTCGTCTCGAAATATCTGCGTACCTGTGGCTCCTTCCCTGCCAATGAGGGGTTTTCAACGACATGTTGTAAGACTAATGCATCCATGGGTTCCATGTTTGCGACATCCGATACATGTAGTTTATTAAAAACACCTGCATCTTTGATCCCCGTCTCACGTACAAACTCATTCATCATGGCAATATCATCATTTGCAAACTGATGTTTTGGCTTTGCCTTAACGAGTGCGTCAAGTTCCTGGTTCTTCTGTCTCAGAATCTCCAGTTCCTTTAGTGCTCCGGGTATATTTGCTTTTTTAACATCCTCGACTGTCTTATACTGCTCTCCGAACATCTCGTTCAGCATGGTAGTTCTGATAGCCTCTGGATTGGGTACGTCTTTTTTATCTTCGGTTTTTATGTCCTCCGGCTTTTTTTCATCCGGTGGCTTATCGTCCGGTGGTTTATCATCCGGTTTCTTTTCATCAGGAATAGTAACTTCACCTCCCTGCTTTGTAATTTGTTCTGCGATTTTTGCCGAATCGATACCCTCTATATTCATAAGGGCTTCTATTTCTTCATCTCTGCCATCTTGTCTTTTTGCCATAGCTTTAATTTATTTTGGTTTAACAAAGGTAAGTAAATTTATTATGCTGATACTGATGCCTCACTTTTTACTGTCTCTGACACAATCCCAAGGGTGCTCTCTAATTGAAGCAGTGATTTCTTCCTTACTAGTTCTTTCTCTGCAAATTCATTATCAATCTCTTTCTTAGCCTTATAAAGCCTTATCCCCTCATTTGTTTTGTTCTTTTCTTCTGCAATAGCGTTCTTCGATTTTTGCTCATTTCCCTTTTGTTCTCTTTCGGCATCAAGCCTCATGTTTTCTCTTTGTAGGGTAAGTTGCTTTTCTTTATTCTTTTTGCTCTTATAGTTGAGGTATGCTTCTGCATATTTTAGGTTCCCACTCTCGAGAAGTCTTTCTATCATCAGAAAATCGGGTAATTCGATACCAATAATACCATCTCTGTCGGGGTTCATGGCTTTGATTGCAGCCTCTTTAATAGCTTCTTTCCTCTTATCGGTAGGTTTAGCCTCGTATTTGATGTAATAATCAGCATCAACAACATCTGCACCTACACTTATCACCTGCACTCCTATCCTGCCTATTACTGGCATATATCCCTTGTATGCCTCTTTATTATGCTTTATAAGCAGTTGTAGCCTGAGTGATATATTCTTTGCTGTCCTCTCTTTGAGGTTAAGATAGGCACTATAAATCGGTCTGAGAGCATTGTTTGTTGCGGCCATGGCTATCTCTGATCCTCCTACTGACTGTTCTGGGTTGGGGTCTGATGCATCTGCGATCTTATTTATCCCTGTGAGCTCCCTGATAGCATTGGTGTTGAACTCAAATAGTGTGATGAACTCGCTCAATTGACTTCCTAATCCCCCCTCTAGTTCCTGTATTGGACGTGACGTTGCGGTGTTTGGGTTCCCTACATGGGTTGTGGCTTTCCAGATAAGATTACCTGTCTGTGTCCTTATTTTAAGAAGTTCCAATGGTTGCATTTTATTTTTCCCAATAGTCATATTACTGAGAGAAGTAAACTCAATGGCAATACCTGGAGGTGCTGCCATAGCAATGGCATTTTGTAGTTTATAGAAGGCGAGTGCCATCTGGTCAAGGTGATTCTCCGAAAGGCTTACAAGTGACCTATAAGGCAGTTTATAGAGATGATATGACAATTCAACTTCTTTCTTCCCCGGTCTTGGCACATCATATTGCAGTCCGAAGTCATAAGTATAGTCAGTGCCTATTATCCACTTGCATTTATAAACAACTTTGATGTCGTATTTATCTGTCTTCTTACTGTCAGAGTTGTGAACCTTCCCCCATTTCTCTTCATATAGTAATTTAGAACCATATTTTGTAGTGCGGCTAGTCATATACCTGCTGTTTACTGACATCCACTCAGCATCCATGACATCTACAAGGAACCCATCGTAATTACCTATCTGTGTCTGTTCGTTATAAGTAAATTCATTAAGTGCCACGTTACCACCACTACCATTATAGCTTCTTGCAAGTTCCAGCAACACCGATTCTTCAATCTCCGGATTAAGTTTACGGAGGTCTGAGATAAGCACCTGTATAATCTCACCTCCATATTCCATGTTTTTATGATCCCAATGTTTTGAATATTGACCTACGAATACGGCAGGGTCAACATATCTTGCTCTTACCTTTGAGGTGTATGGGTCAACATAGTCTTTCGTCCCTGCACAGTTTATGACACAAAAATCCCTGATAATCTTCTTCTTAATCTCTTTCCATGCTGATATGTAGAATGTGTAGTCTAGTCCCTGCTCTATCTCCGTCTCTTTTGCCAACTTAAACCCTCCTGCTCCCTCATATAGATTCAACTCCTCCATCGTCTCGGGAACATACTCATTTGATCTGTCAACACCAAGCCCCTGTTCGATGTACTGTATGGCTTCCCTGTACTTCATGCGATATTCCATGTCTAACTTGGCATCTTCCCTCTCATCGGTGCTAGAGGGGTCAACGGCTGTGGCTATCACCTGATGATCGGTTTGCTCCATCATGCCTTCCACCACACGAAGGAATTTAGGCATAACAGAATACACCTCCCAACTGATGTTCATATATCCGGTGAGGTCTGAACCATCTTCGCTTGCATCTAAGAGTATTTTTTGATATTTGAGGGGGCTCTGCCGGCCATCGGCAAGAGCTCTGAGGGCTTGTATCTCTGCTACCTGACTGTATGGGATGGCTGTCCTGCCTGATTTCCATCGGGCATACATGGCTTCACACCACTTCTTACCCCACTCTTCGGTCTTGTCCTTTGGATTTATCTGATCTCTTGGGAAGGGGTAGTTCCCAGAACCGTATTTTACAAGCGATAATGCCATCTCTCAGAAATATTTTGAACAAAGTTACTAATTTCTTATTGGACTATATGTACGCCTGCGTAGAAAATCATCAAGCACAAATTCTTGTTCATTGAGTTTCTGCACGGTGTCATATATGCCACGAGTGCCAAGTAGCGCATATCCTCCGGCAGTAAATAAGTCATAATTAGTCATATCCTCCGGCCCATCAATATCCCTGCACTCCTCCAATACTTCAATGTGCGTCTCTTCGTCAGCCTCGTTCTCTATCCATGTCATGTACTCTGTGAAGATGTCCTGTTTAACCTTATTAGCTGTCTCTCCCGGGGTGTTGTTGATACGCATGGTTTTCGGGTCTATACGGTAAAGCAAAAACCCTCCATATCCTCTCTCATCAAAATAATCCCAGAGGAAAGGATAGTCTATCTCAGGGAACATAGGCACACCAAAATAGAGGCACATCATAAGCATATCTTCTCCATAGATATCTTTATCAAAAGTCCTCTGAGCATATATGCAGACAAATTTACGCTTCATACGGAAGTCACCATCCCTTAGTTGCCCTTTGCGGATGACTGCTCCTCCTCCCTTTGATTTGCGATTGCCCTCTGTCTTGTTAAACTTAAATGGGTCGCCTCCTGCTACTCCCCAATATGAGTTACCAGGCTTCCATAGCCCCTCATCATCACTCCATACCTTCTTATTGGATTCCGAGTCGTTAAGCTGATGACTTACCTTAAACTTACCCTGTGGATTTTCAACAAAGATCACCTTTGAGTCTCTTATATTTTCTTTCCATACAAAGTTCCCCGTTACTATCGCCTGTTTGGAGAAGGTCAGTTCGTCAATATAGTTCTCCAATTTGTTCATGTTAAACCCTGATGATTTCGCTGCTGTGCGGAAACACTCTGCAAACCGGATAGGGTAAAGCCTGATGTTCTCTGATAACGCTTCCTGATCTTCTGCATCAATATATCCTTTTCTGGTGTTGAGCAAAAATTCCCTTGCTCCTATGTCTCTTTTTATGTACTCGGACTGCTGTTGTGTCGGGGTGTCGATGACACTCATCCCATATTCATCAATAAAACCCTGTAACCCATCATAGGCGGGAATGAAAAGCACTGCTAATCCTGATCGTGTTTGTCCATTGGGGTTGCGCTCGTAATAATCGCTCATCTTACACTGATGCTTAAAGGCACGTCCTCCTCCTTTCTCCATCTCCCCTACCGTGGATGTTTTGATGGTATAACCTACAATGTCACCTCCCATTACAAGACATTCCTTTACTACGGTGTGCCTGTCCCAACAGGAGAGTCCTTTTTTCAGCTTCCCTACCTCATCGTCATGATGGAAGTACAACTTATCACCGTCATAGGCAGATGGATCGGCTATCTCATAGTTAATACCCGATTCAAGCCCTAGGTCAGATGTTGACAATGACCCCTTTGAAGAGAGCCTTTTTGCCGGAGGAGAGAAGGATAGTTCTGTCTTGGGAGATGTTGAGCCTTCATAGTTAGGCTTAAAGAAGAACGGCAGTTTTTTCCATGGTGCTACGAGGTGTCTCAGGAAACATTTGCGGGACTGCGTATCATTCATGGACTGAATGCCACCGAAAGCACCCATTGTCCTGCTTATGATCTCGTAACTGATGCATTCAGCCTTATATGTAGCACCCTCCCTTCTGTGCTTGGGGTAGTTGAAGCCAAAGAACACCCTTCGAGCAAAATCAATAAATTCATACTCACCCTTTGCGTTCCTGGTAGCAATGCCCTTCTGGTTACATCGTGGAGAAATAGTCTCGGTAAATATTTTTCGTGCAAAGAGAAAGAATCGCCTGTCCCTATCCCTGTACTTTGGCAGTCCGACATCAATGCTCCACCATCCGCAATAGAAATAATGCCATCCATCAATGTATGTAGGCACACCGTTGTTGTAAAACCAGTATCCGTTAAGCCTCCTGTCCCATTGTGTCCTGATAAAAGCTATTTCTTCTTCGTAGATGTCCTGATGTGCTTCAAGAGCCTCCCATATCTCATCAAGGGTCTCATACCTTGAATGTAGTTCTTTTATCCTTTTGGGTAGCCTCGGGGGATGCCACTTCTGTTCCCGGGCAGGCAGTCCAAAATTATCTACTAAGTGTGGCTCTGGAGGCACGGGGAGGGCTATCTCTATCGGGATAAGGTCTTTGTCGTCAATGTTCACCCATACACTCTTTTGAGCATCCTCGTATTGTGATAATATCTGAGGATCAACTTCTCTGTGGTACCGTTTTAATAGGGCTAAATGATTCATATTCCCCCAATTAATTATGCACGAAAAGCGGCTTCGGTATATGAACAATTCTTAGCCTTCTTCGTCTGCAATAATTTGCACAATCTTCTGCATATCTCCCATCTGCGGATAGATGTATATGATTAAACCCGACCCTTCTAGCCACATCCAACTTCACAATGAATGAACCCATATCAATATGATTTTCTTTTACCTCAGAAATAAATAAATTATATTTCTCATAAGAATGCACGGTGTTGCAATAAACAAATCCCACAAATTCATTCCTGCACTCATTCATAAAAATTCTTATAAAATCAGGAACATAATAATTATCATCATTCGTAATAAGAACATAGTCCCTGTGGTTTAATGATAATTGTTTTAAAGCTATTTTTCGATTTGGATGCCCCCACGCTCCATTTACTGTTGGTGTTTCATAATATTGTATGCGAGCATCATCATACGAATCTATAACATCTTTAACTTCTTTTGGCGCGGGTCCATCATGAATAATATGAATCTGCCATTGTGGACAGCTTTGTATTAAAATACAATCAATCATAATTCTTAATGGCACTGCACGTTGATACGCGGCAATTATAATATGAAGGATACGAGGACGTATCATATTACTTTTATTAATCGTGTATTTGCATTTTTAAAATCATCATCAAAATCTTCCGGTGTCCTGCCCATGTGCCAACCCCAATTATTAGCAATATTCTCCTCGCTCTGTCTGCAATGTAACTCCTCATACCTATCTATAACATAATTTAAAGATAGATATTTAAAGTGCATAGCTATAATACCGGATTTAACATCCAAAATATATTCTCCCTCCGGTCTGGCAAAATGACAGCCTGGCTCATAATTAATATTTTTTATCTTATCTGGACGAAATAAAAACATCTTACTCCTGAGTTCTATCCCCATATTAACCTCATCATAGATTTGTCCCTGAGTGGTAGGAAATACATTAGAAAACATTTCAAACATGAAGGGCAGGATAACTGTCCCCTTAGACCGTTCAAGGGCAAGTTCTAATCTTTTGTGATAAACTATCTCATCCACGTCAGCGACAATAACCCAATCTGCACCCGACTCTTTCCAGCAATCATTCTTTAAATTTATAAGGATGTCTTCTCTATATTTACCATCAGTATTAAATTCTATAATATTCGCTCCAAATTGCTTTGCTATATTTACAGAATTATCTGTTGATCGGTTATCAAAGACAGTAACACTCCCATATTGGGAATAATGCCTGAGAAAATAAGGTAACATTTTTTCTTCGTTGTAACAAAATGTAAAGGTTTCTATTTTCATATCCTTGGTATTACAATTTTAATTAATCTATCAAAATCCGCACCTACCTGCTCTGGTGTTCGCAATAAGTGGGTGCCAAGTTTTAAGTCTCTGTTCTGTTGACTCATCCTTGCTCCTGAGTTTACAGTTCTATCAATCGTATATTCCCTACCGAGATGCTTCATGTGAAGTGTTTTTATTGGGCCTTTCCTCTCAATGACTACGTTACCCTGTGGTATTGCCAGATGACATCCTGGGATATAATTCATCTCAGTTATTTGATCGGGACGAATAAGATTCATCTTAGGCCATGTCTCATGTCCAAGTTTCACCTCATCATAGATTTGCCCCTGAGTGGTAGGGAAGTGATCAATAAACATATCGAACATATCTGGCTCAATGACTGTGGCTTGAATTTTCCCTAGATGTGCTATCAGATCAGGACAATAAATAAACTCATCCATGTCTATGACAATACACCAATCTGCCTTCGATCCTCGCCAGCAATGTTCTTTTATCTGGAGATTAGTCATGTCGTCAAACTGACCACAAGTGTCGAACAGTCTTATTTCGGCCCCTTCTGATTGCGCTATCTCTACTGAATGATCAGTGGAGTAATTGTCATAAACGATAATCTTCCCATACTGAGAATAATGTCTCAGGAAATACGGAAGAATCTTTTCTTCGTTATAACAGACCGCATAGACCTCTATTCTCATTTTCTTCTTTTAAAAATCTTCCTTAAAAAATTCAAAAACGCTGCTAGATTTGGTGTTGCGCCAGTTGCCCTTACTTCATTGTCTTTAGTTTTCATGTCATATTTATTAATGAGAGCCAAAATCCTTTCTCCATTATTTCCTGATAATATGGTATCAATCCAAGGTGTTTCACATCATTCCATGTTATTTCACATGAAGGCCAAGTCTCTTGACTCTTAAATTTATCTTTGTTATAAAAATAATCGTGCGCCATAATTACACAGTCCTTCTTTAGATGAGGGGCAAGAGACTGTACTTCTTTTATCTTATTCCCATTATCACAAAGTATTAACGTCCGTGGTTTAATCAGGTTTATGATAAAACCCATATTCAAGAAAATATCCATCTGGCAAAAAATCATGTTCCACGGGAGATATTCTGTCTTTATATCCCGTCTCTGATCGAAAGTTATGAAGTCGAAATTATTATCTATTTCTTTTCTCAGATCATAAATGATATTCGTAAGCCGTCCCGTCATCGTGCCAAGTTCGATTATTCTATCAGGGATCATTGCAATCTTGAAATACTCCCAAAATATATCCTCTATTGTTGATATTTGTAACATTACTTCTGTCCTGTATTCCAAGTTGTAGCCTGATCTCCGGTATGTACACAATAGTCATCTGGCAATACTGCCGCCCTATAACCACGTCTGAAATATTCCTCCCCGATTTTGCATTCTCTTAATGCTAGAAAATCATCTTTAGTTGACCATTGCGCCCAGGGTGCTATCTCTTTATAAACCCGCATACTCCTTATCCCTGGATGAAAAGTAAAACCATGCCAGAGATTATCCATTCCAGCAATAGAAGCATATCTATATTCAACTCCCCCCGTTATTTGTACCTCTGAATCGACAGGTTGATTATGGATGTTTGATATCCATGTCTGCATCACTAAATGATTATTATTAACTGGTAGTAGAGCAAGTTCAATAAATCCTGGCTTAATAAACTCCCAATCATCCTCTGTATGAAATACAAAGGGTGTTTTAACCATTGAATAGGCTCTATCGATACTATCAATTAATCCCATATTTACCCCATTGAGCAAAAGAGTATAATTAGGATAGAGATCACAAAGTACTTTATGCATCTCTTTATTTGCAGAATCTTCTACAATGATAAATTCTTCAATAGGATAGGTATTCATTGCATTAAAACTCTCGATAGTTCTTTTAAGAAGTTCTATCCTATTACATGATGTTAATACTACGCTTACTGTTGATTCCATATTCTATTTTTTTTACAAAATTTTATAATATTATCATCATAAATGGTACACTTTTCATTGATTGCATCAAACCATGATAATGGACGTGGAGGTGTATTTGGATTACCTGTTCCTCTGGCAACTTTCTTTAGCCATTCCTCATGGGATTTCGTGAAATAATGATTAACTCTACATATTTGATTCGGAGAATCAGTAACCGGCCCCTGAAATGGTGCTTTCGCTTCGTTAACAGCAGTTCGGGTATATTCTCCTCTATGTGGGTCAGAGATTCCTGTGCAATACTGAGTATTGATAATAGATTTTATCCACATTCGTTCATCAGGTTCTCTCCATACATAATTATCAGTAACCTTCCCTTCTGGTTTTGTTTCATGTCCTGAACTACCAAAGGTTGTCCACGGTAAGCCAAGTGATCCAAATTCTTCATAATCCTTCAATAACTTCTTAATGTCTTTGTGTTGAAGCAGAACAATAAACTCATCCACATCAACCATCGCCATCCAATATGCCGGATGACTTTTAAGTGTATCCTGATTGAGATAAGTAGGTAAAAATAATGAATCCCTATCTATCCTGATGACAGAAACCTTATCTCCCCAGATATTATGAACTGGAATGATGCTACGATGATCATACATCACAATATGCTCAAATCCTATGGCAAGGTGATATTTTACCCATTCGTCCAAATAGTCGCCATCGTCTCGGACGTAAGTGCTAATTATTGCGTAATATCTCATCCTGATATTGTTTTTCAAGTTCGATTATTCCTTTATTTCTTTCTTTAATAAACCATAATGGGTTTCCTCCCCATATCTCCCATGAAGGAATACTTCTTTTTACAAAACTCATTGCCCCTATCGCTGCACCTTCATTAATCTCGAGTCCTTGCATGATGACTGTGCCGGAACCTATCTGCACAAATTTTCTCAAATACACTGGTGCTCCAATAACGTGAGTGTATTTATCAGGTGTCATAGGACTTATCATAAAGTCTCCTCCAAAATCATCCGTTGCACTGAATATAGTACATCTGGGTGACAGCCCGGTGTAATCCTCCATTGTAATACCATACTTGCCATATAGACCGCAATATGCTCCGATATGAATATTCTTTCCAAGCGTTATGCTTCCTGATAGCACACAGAAATCATCAATACGCACATTATTGCCTATTGATATGTCTGTTCCATAAATAGAACACTTATCGGAAATTAATATATTTTCCCCAACTGATTTTAATCCAAGACTACTTACTTCATCTTTTGTTAGAAATCCCATCTGTATATATTTTAAATTTACTTAAATCTGGATATGGCAATTCAATATCTGGCATGTCTTTTTTTGTCCCGTCTAAGTTATAAAATTGTTGGATTAAAAGTAGTCCAAATTCTGCTATTATTGGATTCATATAAAAATTCCATCCAAGTTGTGTAAAATTATCTTCGTGATAATCACATTCATTTCTTCCACTAAATCTTGCTTTTTTAAACCATTCGTAAGCATCTTTATTGTCTGTGAGAATACACCCTCCCTTCCCAAGTTTTAAATGTTTATAAGGGCCCGTGAAGGAGCAACACATAAATGTATCTGGCCTATACATATTAGCCGTGAACCTTAATGCAGAATCCCATACCCGTGTACTCATTAACCAATAAGCTCCCTTAATTGTCTTATGGGGTACTTGATAGAATAAAACCTCCCCCCCTGCATGAATTATCTCACATGGCACGCTCATATATGTTCTACATGGAATCCCTACTTTCTTTCCTTTGATATTGTCATACGTTAAGGCAAGGAATAAAGCATTGCTCTCATTGTCCACGCAAGCACAATACGGAGCACCAGTATAGTCTGCTATTCTTTCTTCAAAAGCCTTAGTTACATCATGAGGTTTCATTGGAATATATAATTCAAATCATCACTAATGCAATCCTCTGATGAGGTGCTTTCATCCCTGAACTCATGCAATCGTTCTCCTTCACGAAGTCCCGTTAGCCTTATTAAAGTATCGATATTCCCATATCGCTTGGCAAATTCATTTGCAATATCAATCATCCTGAATGACTTCATCTGTATGATTCTTATACCAACCTCATCTTTGCTCTCCCAGATGTAATTAATAAGTTCTTGGGGATGTATGAAAAAGCGAGTCATCTTATCTGATGTAAGGTTAATGCAATTGCTCTTGTTGATCTGTTCTTTCCATATAGGTAGAACTGAGCCTGTTGACCAAAGGACATTGCCTGATCGGATACTTAAAAATCCAGCTTTCGTTACCATGTCTTCAGCCAGTGATTTTGTCTTGCCATACACATTGTCGGGATTAATGGCTTTGTCAGAACTCATATTAACCAGTTTAACACTATGATGTAAGCAGGCATATACTACATTCATTGTGCCAACTACATTATCCCTGGCAGCCTCCATTGGTTGTTGTTCGCAAATATTAACATGCTTTAGTGCCGCAAAATGAAAGACATAATCCATGCCTTTACAAGCATTAAGAATAGCGGGATAATTACAAATATCACCAATCACATAGTTATACTTCGGATGTTTCGCTTTCATCCTTACCTGTTGTGCTTCATTACGTGAAAAAATGGTTACATTTTCACCTACTCTCTCGGCTAGCTTACTGCCGATAAATCCTGTTCCTCCTGTTATAAGTACTTTCATTTTAGTTGGTTTTTATATTCAATTAAAAAAACATCGCGTCCTGGTTCTACAAATTCCTTAGAATATGCTTTTCTGTCCTTACACATACATATCCACTGCTCTGCTGCAAATCTATCATTTTTATCTAGGGTGTCAATCTTTGGTAATCGGTAGATATAATCCCTCCTAAACCACCAGAAGTTACCTGAGAAATGGTCTGGTGACTTACAGAAATTTACCGATGACACATCATAGCCTGTCGATACACGGTCATAATGCTCTCTCCAACGATTAATTACGCTTTCGTTGATCCATGCCCTCCAATGATTTATTATCGTCTCAAACGGTCTCGTTATAGACTTGGTGTGGAAATAGAAGCCTACGTGTGGTGTGATGTCTGCCTCAATCAGTTTTAATGTAGGGAACTCATACTCCATGGGGTTCTCGGAGAAATATTTGATTTTTAGTTTCGGATAAAGATTGACTACCACCTTTTCAAGTAATGCCTTTTCTGCGGGAGACCCTATACACCCGATGCTTATCTCATCACAGGCATCGTAAAGCCCTGATGTCAATAAAATTCGCATCTGATCTGTAATTACGGAATAGTAATGATTTACCATATAAATGTGCCAATAGCCGAGAATTTTCATGTTGTTTCTTTTTTGGGTGTCTCCTCATCCCTTACTTTCTTTGCGAAGTCCTCCGGTCTGAGTGCCAGTCTCTCGTTTTCCATGTATCGGAGTATTTCATCTTTTAGATAGGGGTTGTTGTCCTCATTCAATATCTCCATTAGATTGTCTTCCAGTTCATCCCTTAGTTCTGCAAGTTTTGTGATGCTCTTGGAGTCTCCTGACTGTATCTCCAACATGAGATTGCTATAAGCAGCCTCAATGCTCACCTGATAACTGTATTTGTAATTACGATGCATCCTGACGTACTGCACTACCTTTTTGTTGACAATACCATTCTTTCCCTTTAGGATATCCTCAATAGGGCTTTCAAATACTCCTCCCTCAACAACTTCAAACCCTACGTCATGGGCCACCTCAATCTTTCTTTTAAGCACATCGGAATACTTTCTTCTGTATGGACTATGCTTATCGTACATCAGGAGTATGTAGAGGTGTACCTTGTTGTTGTCGATGTCTTCTCCTGCACTTGCTCTAAACTCTTTTATCTTACCAAGTTCCTTGTAGAATTGTGTCACAGATACTCCCTCCGGTATCTTCTCGGGGTTGAACATCATATTGACGTACTCTTTGCTATGGAATTGCCCTAGTCTCATAAATCAAGTTTTTGTTGGATATTATCATATTCCGTTTTTTCATTGGACCATATACCTTCTTTAAATTGTCCCGTTCTAATATTTTGATCTACAAACGGAATAAAATTTAACCAATCAGCCCCTATGTGTTCACATACAATTGTTTGACCAATTCTTGATTTACACCATTCTGCTAAATGGGAATAATCTATTTGCTTATTATTGCACCTATAAACATGCCCTCCTATTTTATAAGGAGGATCAATAAACCAAGAAGCGTTTTCATTTTCAATACTTTCATATGAGCCTAATCGTATATTCCAATGTTTAATTTTCCATAATTGAGATGCTATTTTATTCAACGCATAGTTTTGATGATTTGGCCTATCTCTTAATCTGATTG